GTTGCATAGTATTTGCGGGCAGACACTCTCCGTTTAGTTGTCTCGTTCATCATTCTCCTTTGGTTGCCACACGTAACGTGCGGATGGTTGTTGTTTTCTTAAACTTCTCTACCAACGCTGGGTGTTCTTGTTCAAGTTTCTTTTGATCCAACGATGTGCGTTCAGATGTTTTCCAAGTCAAAGCCAAAGTGCCGTTCAATGTGGCGTACTCGGCTTCACCCATCAGGCCGCACAGTTCTGCTTTGATTCTATCTTCGGTTGCTTCTAGTTCTTTCATCTGTTGTTTAACTTGTTTCAACGCAACGATTTGTTGTTTCATGCTGGAAGGCAGTTCGACTGTGGCGTTGACACCTTGCGGGTATTGGGTTGAGATGTGCCGGTAGGCGTACTCTGCGCCGTCAGGCAACATCCCTAAATCTATGGCTGCCAAAAACTTTCGGCAAGCGTCAATGTGTTTCTGTTTCTCATCCGATGAAACCTTTTGTACATGGTGGTGTAGTTCCAGGTCTGAGTCAAAGATCGCCCAATCGATAGAGAAAACGTTTGCGCAGATCGCCTGCTGTACACCTTGCCAATACCAATAGTCGGGCAGTTTCCCATCCCAACGTTTCCTTGTGGTCTTAACTTCGATGACTTGGCGTTGGTCGGGTTCATCCATGCTTAACGCATCAAGCGTTGACATGAGACGTACACCATCTTCTTCGTAGCAGTACAACACATCTGGTGTGTACAAAACTTTGTTCAGTCTGTCTGCCGCCCATTTGATGAGTGTCGGTTCAAGCCGGTTGCCTCGGTCCATTGCCGAGTTCGGTGCCTCAGGTTGCGGTGGTTCAGGTGCCAACAGTTCTGTTGCCAGGTCTGCCGCAGTTTTGAACGGGTGCGCCCCGTGAACTACAGCGGCTACTGATGCTGTGATTTGTGGTTCACCTGATTCGTTTTTCCATCGGGCCGCCAACCAGTCGGCTGTGCCGTGTTCAGGTTTAATTCTTGTGTACCAGTTCTTATTCATTTGTTCCCCTTTGTTTGGTTTAGTTAAAGCATACGGTGGGGGTGTTGCAAAGTCAAATCAATTTTTGCTTGATCCAAAACTTTTACGTTCTGCACCATAGACACAGGGATATGTGTCACCATCCCTATAGTTTTAAGGTTCGGTACCTCGTCAGGCATATATGAACCGGTGATCGAAATGTATCCTGGCAAACATTCAGGCCACAAGAACCCTACCGACACAACATGGCAGGCTTCAGGTTTGTAGGTTTCTATCTCGATCCAGCCGTTATCGGAATCGTATGCGTCTATCCAATGAACGGACACAAGTGACCACGGGCAGGACATCAGTTTTCCTTTGGGAGATATTCGTAACTGGCGTGGGACATGGACATGATGCGACCGTCACGGGTTATCGCAACCCAAGTCGGGGCGTCAGGGTCACAGACACATGACGACACTTTCGTTTCATCATGCTCGATGATGGCGTCACAATGTTGGCAGCAAAGTCTCATAACCAGCACACATATTCTGACGTTACACGCCCTTTGATCGGGTCAACGAAATGCAGGCGTTGGCTGGGTTTGCCGACCGCTGCGATGAACGTGCGGGCATACTCGTTGTGGGATTCAGGTGAACCTGTTACGAACACTCGACCACCGTTCGCCATCGTGAGTGCGGTAGGTGTATGGAAATGCCCCATGTAGCAGTCATGGAATGGTTCTACGACACCTGTGGACCATGCCGAAACTTTGCGCAGAATAGAACCGAACGCACCTATTTCGTCGCCGTGAACCAACAGAACGTTGTAGTTGCCGATAGCAAAAATTTGGTACCAGTCATCAGACATCTGCCATTTGACATGTTTGATGTCGGCACAGTTGTTTGACGCGATCTGATAGGCCATACGGTCAATGTTGTCGCCGGCAGGCATGTCACCTTTTTTGCCTAGTCTGCCATGATTACCGAACTCGCACACCACTTTGACTGATTCAAAGTTTGTGGCAAGGGTACGGATAGCGGACTCGATGATGCGCACCACGGCAAACATCTGTTCGTATAGATGCGCACCGATCTCGAACTGTTGGCCTGGGAATATGCCTACGCCTTCCACCATGTCGCCACCCAACATGACAACACATTCTTTGACGGGATGGTGGGCGCGTTGTATTTCGGTGAGTTGAATAACTTTGCGGATCATTTCCTCGATGCGGGCTGTCAACACGTTGATGTCGTACGAGACTGTTTGTTTGCCTGCCTGCCAGTCGGTGAGATGTACGAGCGCAACCTCGGGTTTGATTTTGCGTTTATCTTTCACCGGTGGGATAACTGTTGGGCGTGGTGTCGCCAACAAAGATAACCGTGCCGCTTCGTAGACGGCTTCAATCAGGTCGGATGTTTTAAGTTTCGCTTTCGCTTCGGCACGTTGACTTTGCAACAGGGCTTTGCGTAAATCTATGACCTGCTGTTCCAAAAACATTTGGTCTTTGAGTCTCATTTCCACGATCTCCTTAACGCCGTCAACGCCGAGGTAGATGCGACATATCCGCGTTTAGTTAACGTGCGTTGTATCGCACCTGCGCTAATCGTCGAATCTTTCAACGCTTGCACCAGGTCTTTGTATTCTTCGGCTTTCATTTCTTTTTTCAGCCGAGTAAGAATTGTGCGGTCTGCTTTGCCGCTACGGACTTCTTCCAAGAATTTGCCCACTATTTTGCCGCCATGTTTAGGCATGTCAAATAGCCTAAAGCATCCACGAGGCTGTCGTGGTGGATGGTGTCGCGTTCAAGGTTGGTGCGTAACCGTGCGAGTTTGACTGCGACCATGAACATGATCGCTTCGGATACTTCTAGGTTGATGCCGGTGAGCGCATAGTAGATGTCGGCGACTTTACGGTAGTCGTCTGCTGGATGACCGTAATCGTTTTGTCTTGGGCCGTTAACAAGTTTGTGTGCCTCTAAAAGGATTTCACTTCCTGCTGTTGCCTTTGGTTTTGTTGACATGTTTCATCCCCTCGATAATGGTATCTATTTTTTTTATGAGATTCCAAAGATCGTCTTGTTCGCTGACCCCTGGGTAAACCTTACTTAGGTACTTCCTTATTGCCTTCAACTCTATCTTTGTCAATTCCAAGTTCATTGTCAAGTATCCCTCCGGTTGCGTGAGAGATTAGGTGGTCTGTTACCCGTCTGTCAACTTTGTCTACTTTGGTTTCTACGCGACCTATGCCTTTGTGCATGATGCGTAGGACAGCCATCACGTTGTCGTGATCTTCTCGGTTTTCTTTACGGAATACGGTTATGACGGTGACAATAATTCCGCCGACTGCTGTGACTACAGCCGACAGTATTAGCGCCCAACCCGCATCCATATCATACGGCTTTCTGCGAATCAACCCACGCCTGCACAGCAGGGGTCGGGTTATCTCCGGTTACTAGCCGTATATGCCACGGTTCGCTCGGTACCACTTCCCATGAGAAACCGAAATCTTTGACGTTTGCGATCAGCCAATTCAAACGCTTCGGTTCACCAGCAGAATGAACGTCGATAGCGATACCGAGGTTGTGGTTTGATTTGCCTGGGGTGGCAAGCATCGCCATACCTTTTCGCAGATACCAAGTTTTGCCTTCAAACGTTTTAGTTGATGTACCAGGGATCGGATCGGTGCGGTAGCGTTGCAGGAAAGCGGCTTTCTGTGACTCGTAAGAGCGATACAGGTCGCCTGCGCTCGTCGGTTTGAGAACAAGTCCATCCAATGTGGCTTTCGTGACCATTGCGTTCCATGCGTCAGCGGCCCGCCAATGCAGTTTGCCGCCACCTTTGATTGGGCGTAGCAGGTTCTCAGGTAGTTTCCCTGGCTCGACACCTTTCAGGTCGGCTGGCATGACGATGGGAACGATGTAGTCCCACGCAACTTTTTTTGGCATTACTTCTTTTTCTTGGCCTTTTTGCCGTATTCCTTCATGCGTTCTTTAGCACCTTCCATCTTCTCGTGCTTCATTTTTGCTTTCTTTGAAGAATACTTTTCACCTTTTGACATCACTTGCCTGCTTTCTTTTTTGCTGATCCGAAAGCCTCAGCGATTTCTTCTGATGTGAGTTCGCCGTCAACTGATGCGGCTGCAAGTTTCTGTACAACACCGAACAAGGCTGTGAGTCCTGCGACACCAGCGGACTTGAC